CATAGTTGATATTCTATAAAGGTCTCGATCAAAAGAGACACAGAGGGGACGGAAAGACAGGTACAGTATATACTTACCTGTCTTTCTTTTTACCTTGCATATTGCTCACATTTACTGTATTATAGAGAAAATATGGAGAAAAGGATGAGCGAGTATTATGTTAGAAAAGGTAAATATGCGCCAGAAGTGGCAAAGTTTAATGAATCAAGTCTACCAATTGATGTCTATTCCTTCAATAGTAGAGGGTGTACTTGTCCTGCTCGTACTAGGAGCTGTAAGCATTCCCGTATGATAGATGAGTGGGAATCTAGAGGACGCCCTGTGGGGTTGATTTTTGATGATAATGCAGAAGTTATTTGGCAGATGGAGTTTTAGATGATAATTTTAGACATCATAGTGGCGGGTGCAGCTGGTTTCTTTTGTGGCTGGATTATAGTACAGATATGGAAATAATAGTTTTATCTGGTGGGTTTGACCCTGTACACGATGGGCATATTGCTATGTTTGAAGCAGCTGCTCGTAAATATGATTATGTTATTGTAGGACTTAATTCTGATGAGTGGTTAACTCGTAAAAAAGGCAAATCTTTTATGCCTTACTCTGTTCGTGAAAAAATACTTAAATCTATCAAATGGATTGACGAGGTTTGGGACTTTGATGACAGCGATGATTCAGCATGTGCGTTGTTAGAGTCTGTTGTTTTTTCTCACGCTAACATTACTTTTGGTAACGGTGGGGATAGATCAAATGATAACTATCCTGAGTTTAGTTTTTGTAACGAACAGGGCATTGCGATAGATGATACTCTAGGTGGTTCATCAAAATTAAACTCATCGTCAGACTTTCTTAATCAATGGCGTATTGAAACTTGTGATCGAGATTGGGGTGAGTGGAAAGTTTTAAATAATTATAATTCTACTACTAAAGTAAAAGAACTTATTGTTTATCCAGGTAAGTCTCTTTCTTGGCAAAAACACCAGTATAGAAGTGAGGTGTGGTTTGTGAGAGAAGGCACTGCGACTATATACTTTTCCACAGACTCAGCTGGAAACGACGTTATCAAAACTACTAAAGGTAAACATCAAACACATACGTTATTTAGAGATAGGTGGCATCAACTTGTTAATGAAACAGATAAAGAACTATCAATTATTGAGATTCAGTACGGTACTAAGTGTCTTGAGTCTGATATCGTGCGCTCCCCCCGTCCAAGCTGAAGAAGATAGTTTAACCTGTTTAGCTACAAATATTTATTGGGAAGCAAGAAACCAGTCATTTGCTGGGCAAATAGCTGTTGGGCTAGTAACAATCAACCGCGTGGTTGATCCTAGGTTTCCCGACACAATTTGTGATGTAGTATACGAAGGACCTATCAAAGAATCGTGGAAAACCCGTATACAACCAGATCTACCGGAAAATGAGCGGGTCTTTTATCCAAGGCGAGATAGATGTCAATTTTCTTGGTATTGTGATGGTAAATCAGATAAATTTCCTCATTATGATTATGAATCTATTCATGACGCGTGGCTTGTAGCAGAGCTGTTATTAAATCCTGAAATTAAGTTTGTTGATATAACTGAAGGTGCAACACATTATCACGCTGATTATGTAAACCCTGAGTGGTCTAAAACACTTACAAAAACAACTACTATCGATAACCATATATTCTATCGTTGGTAAATTTTAACTTGACTTCTTCCCTATAATTTTAATATACTATTCACATAAGTTGCCGTTATGGGACTTATAAATTTCTTGCTGTTATAAAGGAGAAAAAAATGACAGGACAATTCGCTATTCGTAATGCTGGTTTTATCGGCTTCGATCATATTCTAAAAGAACTAGAACAAATTTCAACACACGCAATGGATCATTATCCACCTCATAACATTGTAAAGTACAATGATCATGAGCTTGCTATTGAAATCGCTGTAGCAGGTTTTTCAAAAGATGAAGTATCCGCTAATCTTAAAGAGGGAGTGTTAACCATTGTAGGCGAACACGAATCTCGTGGTAGAGAGTTTATTCATCGTGGAATTAGTACAAAGAAGTTTAAGCGCCAGTTTCGTCTGTCTGAGCACACTCAAGTGCATGGAGCTGAAATTAAGGATGGACTACTTGTGATAGATCTCAAAGTAGTGATTCCAGAAGAACAGCGTCCTCGTTTAATTGAGATTAAATAAAACAATTTTTCGAGGAGAAAACAATGACAACAATCACCCAAACTTGGGGATACACTTGTCGTATTTGCGACAAGGTAACTTCCTTCATCTATGGTTTTTTCAATAGTCTTGGTAATGCAATTATCATATCTCGTCAAATCGAAGCAAACACTAAAATTGCTAGATTAATGAGGCATGAGTATCCAGGTCTGTCAGAAGCACAGATTCTGAGCGAGTTGAATTATAAAACTATAAAGAGCTATTGCGATGAGTAATTTTTTCAAAACAATCTTTAGTATGCGTTTTAGCGATGCAAAAAAAGGTGCTTGGCCTGGTACTTCTATGGGACAGCCACTGAAGTATCGTGAATCAAGTTACACTTTATCAGAGCTAGAGCGTAGACTAAATGCCGAAATAAACGGATATGGGACGAGATACTAATGTGGCCTTATACTTCTGAGGAAAATGAGTATTTGTCGTAAAAAACTACATAATAATCTTGCAAGGGAGCTACTAAGGTAGCTCCTTTCTTGCTTACTGCTCATTAAACTGTTATCATAATCAAAATGGAGATTTAAATGACAGACGACAACTACCCATACGATAAAATATTTGATCAACCACATCCAGGTCTTATAAGGCAAGAACTTGTTACTTATACTGAACTTGATGGTCGAATTCATCGCACTACAGTCACCAGATCATTTTTTGGTGATGATTATACTGATTCTACAACCTCTTGCCCTATAGGATAAACTATGTCACACCTAGATAAACTTTCTAAAGTAAACCCACAAATCAATATCGAACGCGCTGAAAATGGCTGGATTTTTGAAGCTTCTGGTCGCACACACGACGATGATTGGAAAAACATCAAAATTCTTGTAAATACCTCTGACACCTTATATAAATTGATTGAAGAGCATAACGAGATGGACCTCGACTAGTATGATTAGAAACGATAGAGATAAATACGAACGAATTATTCACCTTTTGCGTGAAATTGAATATGCTAGATCACAATTAGCACCACAAGATACAGGCCATATCAGCACTGCTATTGGATGGATGGAAAAGCGTGTGTCTGCTTTATCTGAAGAACTTAAAAAATCTGATGTGTAATGACACCTATTGAAATATTTGAGTACAAACAAAAATGGAAGCCTGGCTATGTAGTTAGGCTTCACTCAGATCTAAGAAGCAAAGCTAAAGACTATTGTAAAATTCAGATGTTCAAACATCAATGGGATGTTAACGAGTATACTAACTCCTACGAAGATACATGGATGTTTGAAAATAAGTTAGACGCCACTAGCTTTACAGCACAATGGGATGAAAGGTTTGTAAATCAATAAGATGAATAATTATTTACTTGATAATTTTAATAACAACTCTTTAGAATATGATAATGAAAAATACACGTTTGATAAGTATGTATTAGATATCATTCAAGAGGATTATCCCTATGTAGATGATTTATCAAAAATTCATACTCACGGACTCAGCGGTAATCAAATACTTAAAATTAGTGAAAAGGTTCAAAAATCTTTTAGTAGTTACGAATTTAGTACTATGATTGATTTGTTTGCTGCCGAATATCTCCAACCATTAATTGGAGACACAGAGTTTCTTGTCAAGAGGTATCCAACTTTAAATTTCGTTGTTCCTAATCAAGAAGAGATAGGTAGGCGTTTACCTTTTCATCAAGGTATTACCTATGATAATGGTCGGGGGCAAGGAACTATCTGGATGCCTTTAACAAAAACATTTGATAGTAATTCTATGTACGTTGTTGACCATGAGAATAGTAAAAAAATTACATCTTTTGCTCTCAAAAATAAAATAACATTTGAAGAGTGGGAAAGACTGTGTTTACAGAATGCTTATCCTATAAAATATGATGTTGGGTCTGCCCATCTTTTTCATCAAGAAATAATACACGGAAATGTTAATAATGTCACTGATAGCACTAGAATGGCTATTGATTGGCATATTCTATTAAAAGATGAAGAGTGTGGACGTAGGATTCCTGGAGGATTTTTTAGAAAAAAAGACGACTTTTTTACAACTATTTTAAAGAACGATTCTCGTCAAAGTATTATTTACCTATCATGTAATTCCGACTATGATAAAAACATTGTTAAAATACACCAAAATGATATAATTAAAAAATACTGTGACCAAAACCAAATTAAGTATAGTTTCAAATTAGAAGAAAACGATCATTTTGCATGGCTGCCTTACTTAGAGAGCCTAATGGAACATGATTACATAGGCACAATACTTATGCTTAGTATATTCAGCCTACCTGATGACAAAGAACGAAGAAGTACAATACTTCAAAAAGCAGTAAAAAATAATAAAAAAATTATCTTTGCAAATGAATTACAGGTTCTTCGAGACTCAGAAGATATAAACAAGGTTGAGTATTATAGAACTTTTGCTGTCAAGAAAAAAGGAAAGTATTATTGGGAATGATTTATGGTAGTGAAGGTTTAATTGATACAGATTTTACTATTAATACTAATCTT